GTATCTGCGAAAGATGCAATTCCAGTTAGAGATGTTCCAATACGTCTATTTCTTTGCATGATACCGTTTGTTTGCTGCCAATGTGTTGGCATAAGCGTAACAGTCTTTCCATAAAGATACGCAAATTTCAATGTCTTGAGGAAGTCCTCCTTGGATTCATGACGATTTAAGTGCACTTCTACAAGTGTACAAAGTTCGTATGACTCCAATGGCTGCTCCGCACAAGGATTGAATCCCATGATACGGGAATCTTTATAATCTGGTACATCTGCTAAACGACCATATTCTCTTGCAACATCTAACCAAATAAATCCTGGCTCACCATTATCGGCAATTAAATCAACATAGTCTTCATATTTAGTACCAACAGTAGCAGAAATAGAATTATTAGACATCCACGCCCAGCCTGGTTTTTCTGGATCAAATGAATTTCTTTCAGGAAATACTTCTGGATTTTTTAGATTAATAAAACCATTATCTTCTGGTGTTCCTAAAGCCAAAGTAGCAGAACGTCTAACATTTCCAGAAACAACACATGTTCCAATAAGATTAACAATATCAACAATTGCACGACTGTCTAGTACTTCTCCTGCTCTAGAGCCAATTACATTACGTATGCGTATGTGTAGTTGAATTACTGGGTCTGGACCGCTAGCGACCCCACCAAAGCCTTTAATGGCTGATCCTAGAGGACGGATAAGGTCATAGTTAAATTCTTGAATAGATTGATTTTGACGTAAAAATGAATTAATTAAAAGACGGATAGACTCAACCCATCCTTCACGAGTATCTGGAATTTCATAGGTAGAAACTGGCTCTGTAGGGGCATAGATAGGCATTTGCTTATCTTGTCCCAAGGTGTCAAATCCTACTCCAATGCCTAACATTAAAGCATCCATTACCCAAGCAAAAAGAGCTCCTGGATCATTACGATCAATGTCACGAGTAGAAACCATTGCACAATTTTGTAGTGAGGCTGAGTTTCTTTTTTCCATAGTCATTGGAGTTCCAAAAGCCCAAAGACCTCTGCCTGGAGGTGTCCACTTTAATTCAAACATTCTTTGGAAAGCTTCTTGTGCTGACTTTTGTGATTTATTATCATTCCAAGGAAGTCTGTTATCTTTAGCATGATTCTTTTGAACTGAATACATACCCTCAATTACACGGCGACATACTTCGTGCCAACGTTCTTTTGTTCCATCTTCTTTAACACGAGAATATGTTCTGATAAAAGTAATTTCTCCTAAAGAGTTGCTACCCGCATCTGAAAATCCAAACGGTGCTGGAGTATTACTATATTTATTTACAAAATCCTCTGATAAGCGAAACGAAAAAACATCTGACATTTAAGTATGCCACCTTTCTAATATTGGTTGAGTACTTCGTAGAATCGGAAGTAGTCCTAAGTATAGCATAGAATTAAAAACAATTCCACGCTCAGATTTAATCTATAAAGTTATTGTTTATAGTTAGTACTTTTATATAACGAAAGTGTTATAAATAAAACAACTAATCATATTTGCTGCTGTTTATATGACAAATTTCAATTTCATTTATATTAACATGACTTGGTAATGACCCTACCCAGTAAATAGCTTCTGCTAAATCTTCTGCGGTTAATGCGTTATCCCGTTTTTGTTCTTGGGTATCAATAGTTGCTGGACAGATTTCTGTAATCTTAATTCCAAATTGAGGAAACTCAAGTCTCATTGTATCAATTAAACCACGCTCACCTCTTTTAGCATTTGTATAATTTCCTCCACCACGATAAGGAACCTTACCGCCAAAAGAAGTAATAAATATAATAGTTGGAGACTCTGACTTTTCCATACATGGAACAAATAGTTGAGATAAATACATAGGGCCAGTGACGTTTATGTCATAGGCTTTTCTAAAGTTTTCTGGAGTTTCATTAATAATCTGAGTTGGACCTGATCCTCCCCCAGCATTATTAACCAGAAGGTCTAAAGTAATATCTTTGTATTTTTCAAAGAATATTTCTATTGCTTTAGAGTCTGTTATGTCTAGGTTATATACCTCAACGTTATCAGATATAAGCTCAGACACTTTTGAAAGGTTTCTTGAAACAGCAATAACTTTGTATCCATTTTCGGACAAACGTTTAACTGTTGCTAACCCTACACCCTTGCTTGCTCCAGTTACTATAGCTGTTTTCAACTACATACTCTGACTGCGATTAAGTTCCATATTGTTATGTATCCAGTGACTTGGAACCATATATTTAAATCCCGTTTTTACAATATGAGCGGTGTGATGATATGGTGCTGAAGAAGGGAATATGATAATGCTTCCAGCTTTAGGCTTTAGTCCAAAATCAATTTCATTCTTTGAAACAGCAACGTCATAGTCAAGATCTGGAGATGGAAACTCTCCTATATTCTTGTAGTCAGACAACTTAAAGGATATTTCTCCACCTTCAAAATCATCATTTAAATACATAACTAAAGAGTATCTCAAGGTTTGGTCACCATCTAGTTGATCAAAGTGGGCACCCATGCCAATTCCAGATCTATACTTTTTAATATTAAATACTGGAAATAGTCTTGGCTCATCATTGTCTCCAATAGAAGTGGCAAAATCCTTAGAAACATCATAAAATGATTCCATAATGGTATCAAAAATATAGGTCATTCTAGACTTATATGGATCTTCCATTTGACCTATTTGGTTTTTATCAAATGACATAGTTTTCCCATAGATAAAGTCTTTATCGTTTGAGGCAGTCCAGTTTTCCCAAGGTTGAGGATTATCTATCTCATCTAATTCATGAATGTTTTTCATAAGTTCTTCAAAGTTTTTAACACCATTTTCATAGTAATATACTTTTTCATGTAAAATTTTTTTATTCATTTATTTCTCCCTTAGTATTTATTTTTTGCATAGTGATCTCTTTCTTTAATGAATCCAACAAGAACATATCTTATTGGTCCATCACCTACATGCTTAACTCCATGTTCATACTTTTCATCGCCTGGAAAAAATAACATAGTTCCTGGTTTAGGCTTTAGCTGGATATCAAGGTTTGGAAAAAATAACTCACCATCTGCATAGTCATCATTAATATAAACAATTGTGGCATATTTTATAGATGGGTCTGTTTTCTGATCAGTATGAGATTTTAACTCTACTCCTGATTGCATTCTTTGAATTGTTGCAAAACCACTTAAAATTAAATCTGGGTCAGCATTTACTACCATTGAGTTTAAACCATTATACATTGGCTTATGTATTTCATGATGCAATATGTTAAAATTTTTATCTTTCCAATTTTGAGTAATTTCAAACTTTCCTTCAGCAACTAAATTATCTACGTCATCTCTGCCAAATTTTTGCATACAAAAGTTTTTTAAGTTTGCGTGATATTCTATTTCCCAGTCTTCTTGAGAGGTGCTATTTATAATATCCCAAAAAATATCTATTTGATCTTGTGATAAAAAGTTTTCAACAGAAAACAGTTCATCAGTAATATCTTTAACTGCATAGCCACTATCGATCAACTGTTTTTTTAAGGACTCAATCATTTGCAATACTTTCTGCCTTGTATTTGTTTCCATCAGCATCTAACTTCCAGCCTTGCTTTAAAAGCTCTTGCCATTCTGCTCTTTCAATTTCTTGTTGTGCTCTAGTAGCTTTCATCTCTTCAGCCCAAGCATCTCTTAGTTCTTGTGGATAATCAGACTCTTCTCTGTCATCCCAGAAAGATCCTATGGTGTATCTTACTCCACTTTCTATTAAAGATACTTCGTGCATGTTGTTAAATCCCCCGTCAAATACGGCAAGCATTCCTACTTCTGGCTTAATCTCTATATTTTGATCTGGAAACTTAAGTAGTCCTCCTTGAAAATCATCATTAAGATATAGGAAGCCTGCATAGCGACTTCTTGTAAATGCGCCTGACTTACCTTCAGCATCTGTGTTGTCTGAGTGTATTCTTGCATATGCTCCTGGCTCCCACTTTTGTGTGTGGTATCCAATCTTAAAAATTGTTTTTGAATCAAGGTCGTGGACTGAAGCAATTGCCTCTGGCATTGTTTTTTCAATGTCTGAAAAAATGGTTGGAGATAGATCAGCATCAAGCAACTCTTGATCATTGTCCTGTGGCAATACTGAAGAGTATGACTCATAAAATGAAATAGGCATCCAAGAAATTGATCCATTGGCTGCTTGAGCATCTAAGGCTTGGATCATTTTTGTGCAATCTTCTTTGCTTATAAAATTTTTATAAACTACTATGTCTTTTGTTAGTCTAACCTTATTGTTTAAATTCATTATGGTTGCCTTTCTCCTGTATGTCTTTTAATCTCCCAAAAAAATGGGCAAGTAAATCTTAAACCACTCTTAATCTCAGTTACTCCATGAATATAATTTTTATCTCCTGGGAAAAAATATGCAGCACCCTTTTTAGGTTTAAACTGCACACCCTGTAGTGGGAAATATAGTTCTCCACCCTCATAGTCGTCATTTAAATAAAACAAACTAGAAAGATCGTAGTTAGGAAAATCGTTTGGAGTTCCAGCATCTGGACCTTCATGAAGTTCTTTATCCGCATGAGGTTTTTGAAATTGTCCTGGAAGCCATTTTACAATAGTTGTTCCAGTTGGAATAACCTCTACTTTATAAAATTCTTCAATTATTGGTCTTAGTCTTTGAAATAGTCCAGCAATAATTGGTGATATCTTGGGATCATTTTTGTCTAGGGTTGGTTGAGTTGCAACTCTATCTTTCCAATAGTCTGAGTCGTAAGTAACGGTACCATTTTCATTTGTATGGCTTTGAGTTACGTCCCATATTGTTAAAGATTTGGCAGCATTTTCTAAAAACTCTACTTCTTCTTTGGTCATAAAGTTTTCTAGCTCAACAATCATGTCTTTGCTATCTCCAAACCACCCAGATGGAGTTATAGACGGTGTTCTTTTAACTACCGTATATGAGTCTTTGTTTTGTTCCATATTTTATTATACCATTTTCTATTCGTAGATTCTCTTAGTCCGTATTTCTTTTTGATATACTCCACCATTTGGAACACGATATTTTTTACTATTTTCTATTTTATTTTTTATTAGTTGTGATGTTGGTGTAATAGTAATTTCAGATTTCCAGTTTTCTCTTAAAAAAGGAATTATCTGAGCATATGGAGTTCCTGCTGGAAGCACTCCAGTCCAACCTTCTTGTAAAAAAAATGGAATTGATCCAGGGAAATTAACTTTGTCATTGTCAATAATTCCAGAAGTTGTCATAATTGGCAAATCATAACGATTAATAGGGGAGACGTACAAGACACTGTATCCATCTGGAACTTGAATTCCCCACTGTGGCAGCCAAGCAAAGTGATCTTTATAATATCTTTCTGGATGATGAAACTGTTCCATAGGAGGTCTTTTGTTTACAAAATCTTTATACAAAATATTTTCAATTTTTACATCAATTTTTTCATCATCATTTATAAAAAATTCTATATCACATGGAGTTACAAAAGTATATCCTGTTGTTAGGATATCTAAGATTGCTGGACACGCTTTCCAGGTTAGGACTTTACCATCATCCTTTCCTATTACATACTCTCCATTTTCATCTTTAACAAATCTATCAGCTTCTTTATACCATTTTGGCATTGATTTTGAAATTGGTACTGGTTGTGATTGACTTTCCTTATCTAACCAAGGTCGATTACTTATAAAATTAATTATTTTCATATTTATCCTTTTGTATTATCAATTACTTTAAGTTTTAAATTTTTAACTTCGTGTGACCCTACTGATTCACCTTTTTCATTTACAGCATTTCTATACCAATCAGTCCACTCTCCTATTTTATTTATCTCTTGAGCTGCCTTGCCATAAGCAGCACGAGCATCATGGTATTCTTTAGTATTAATAAAATCAACAATCTCTACTGACTCATTATTTAAGGAAGTCAAAGATATGGGAATAATTGTTGCTATTGGAGTTCCTGCCTTAATAGTAATTTCTTTATTTGCTGTCATACACTTAATTGCTAATGGAAAATCAGTATCAAGAAATGATGTAGATATTAAAGAAGACATTACCTCTATATCTGGGTTAAAATAATTTTGAGGAGTTATTGTTAATATACTTGTCTTTTCATCTGTTCTTAAAATAAAACCAGTATTAAAACTAACTGAGGATTGTCCTCTACCTGTATAAACATAATTTTCACCTTCTAAAATTGTTACAGTGGTATTGCTTGTGTCGTTAATACCGTTCCAAATAAACTTTATGTCTACTGGAGAAAAAATACTCCAACCAATAACATTGGCAGATGTTACTGGGTGACACCTATAAGCATGGCCTTGTGGCGTTTCATCCATCCAGTCACGCTTAATAGACATTGGCTCTATATTAAATGCCGTAGGTGTTTTTTTATAAGCTGTAATAATTGACATTACGATCCAGTTTCTTGGTACATTTCTGGTGTATGAAATTTGCTACTATAATCAAGCATTGTTACTAATGAATACTTTGTTCCAGAGTGAACAACCTTTGCTTGATGAGGATACATAAAATTAGACGGAAACAGTACAACATCTCCAGCTTTTGGAACATATGTAATTCCCTGAAGTCTAAAGAAAAGCTCTCCTCCTTCAAAATCATCGTTTATATAAGCAACTAAGGAAAGTGTGCAATTATAAGAGAAGCCATGATCGTGGTGCTCCATAAAATGATGTCCTGCTTCATACTTAATAAAATTAAATGCTTCCCAATATTTTAAGTTATGAATATTAAATCTTCTACAATAATCTTCTACTGCTAATTTTTGTCTATCGTAACAGTCTTGCCAGATACCCTGAAGTTTAATAGAGCTTTCTGATTTATCACCTTCAATGTCTGTTTTTTTAAACTTAAAATCAACACAGTCTCTGTATTCTGGCATTAGTTGTTTATATCCTACATAAGCTGGCTGCCATGCATAACCAGGAGTTCCTAAAGGCTGTAATACAGACTCTAGCCTATTGATAATATCTAGACCTGTTGGCAAAACATCATGGTAAACAATTATTCCTGGAGCAATTTCTTCATAGCTACTCCAAGGCTGTGTTATTTGACTTTCTGTATTCATATATTCTCCTATTTATATTCTCTTCTTGACCAAACTTTATTTTTATATACTCCTCCGTCGGGCTTTCTATAAAACTTCATGTTGTTAAACATTTTATCATAAATATCAGACTGCTCTAATATCTCTACTTTGCTTTCCCAATTTTCTCTTTTAAATGGTAATACTTGTAGATATGGAGTGCCTGCTGGAATTGTTCCTTCCCAGCCTTCCGCAATAAAAAATGGAAAACTTCCAAGTAGATGAACCTTATCTGAATCAACAATTCCTGTTGTATTTAAAAATGGTAAATCAAACCTATTCATTGGTGTCATAAATAGCGCACTGTATCCTTCTGGAAGCTCAAGTCCCCAATCTGAGCTCCAAGCAAAATGATGGTTGTAATAGCCTGCTGGATGCTCAAACTGTAGCATGGGAGGTCTTTGGGTACAAAAATCTTGATATCTCTTATCTTCAATTTTTACACCAATAATACCTTGTGCGTTTTTAGAAAATACCAAATCACAAGGAGTCTTAAAAACATATCCAGTTGAAAATGCATCCATGATTGCGGGGCATGCTTTCCATGTAGGAATTTTTCCATAGTCGTCTGCTGTACCTTCTTTTGGAAAAGGGCATGTCTCTTTGGGTGCTTTATAGTATTCATTGTTAATTGGATTTTTTGCAAATCTGTCTGCATCTTTATACCATTGAGGAATAACATTTTTCGTTGCTGTTGGAACAGAAACACTATTTTTGTTTAACCACGGTCTAAAAGATCTAAAGATTGCTAAATTGTCCATTAATGACTCAGTTCATTAATGTCTGTCATAATAACAACACAATATTTAGTTCCCGTCTTCATTGGCAAAGATGCATGCTCATATATATAGTTTGAAGGAAAGATTGCTATGTCTCCAATTTTTGGAGTATGAACAAAATTATCTAATCTTGGAAACTTAATCTCTCCACCTTCATAGTCATCGTTAATATAAATAACGGCAGATACTGTACAGTTATAAGCAGGGCCATGATCAGCATGAATGTTAAAGTGAGTTCCTTCTCCTTCATACTTTACAAAGTTAAATGCTTCGTAATATGTAACATTTATTCCCCAGTAATGTGCGTAATCGTCTACACACATTTTTAGCTTTTGATATATTTCTTCATGAAGATCAATTAAGTCTTCATTATACTCATTTTTTGGTCCAAGGTTTTCTTGCTTATATTTAAAATCTACACAATCTCTTGCTTTTTTAATTGGGTTTGGAGAATTAGTTACTGTGGCTTCTGACCATTTATATTTTTTATCTCCTGATAAATTATTCTCAAGAGTGTTAATGTATCTTTCTGAATCATCTTTAGAAAAAACATTATGATAAATATTTAATCCTAGTCCTGGATTACTAATAAAAATGTTACTTTGAGGCATTAATCTTGAAACTCTGCTTGAAGCAGTTTCAGATCTATCTTTTGTAAACCAGTGATTTTCATTTTCATTATAAATATCCATAAGATCCCCATCTTTTAAGGTTATAATTTATTATAGCATAAAGAAGCTGTTAAAAACAAAATAAAGCAAGAGCTACCACTTGCTTAAAGGACATTTAGCATTTAAAAGTTTAGTTTTAGCTGCCATAAAACAGTTGCATTTTTTACATTGTTTTGTTAATTTAATTAACTCTGGACATGCTTGACAAATACTATATCTTTTATCTGCTAATGCCTCATCTGCTCTTTCAATACGAGGATTAATCATATCCCAGGGCTTTACAGATCTAATATTATTTTTGTCTGATTGATCTTTATTTTTTTCTGACATTTTTACCCACCTATATTATGTAAATTTATTATTATTCTATTATTTCTATTCTATAATTATTTTCTATAGATTCTCTAAAAGAAGAATCAACAGTTAATGCTGTAGTACTTCCTTTAAATGTAAAAACTAGATGATTATTATCTTTATCCGCTTTATTTGATATAAAAGAATAATCAATAGTATCTTTATTTTTTAAAAAATAGATTAAAGGATTATGTTCTCCTTCAATACTTTGGATAATTTCATTTTCTTTATAGACATTGATTATCATATATATTATACCATTTCCTTAGTTTTAGTCGCAACAAGATTGATACGGATCGCCAACAGGGTAGTAGTAGATATATACACCACCAAAATTAGGGTAGCATTCACAATAAACCATGGCAGTAAAACCTGGAAAAAATGGGAAGTATGGTGGGAAGAACGGTGGGAAGAACGGAAAGTACGGAAAGTACGGTGGGAAGAACGGTGGGAAGAACGGGAAGAACGGTGGGAAGAATGGGGGAAAGAATGGGGACAAAGTAGTGATTGAGCCAGACGCAGCTGATGCAATTCCTGATCCATTAGCATTAGTTGCTCTAACTGTATATGTTTGTGAAGTTCCACCAGTATCAGAAATAACAATTGGAGAAGTAGCGCCTGAGCCAGTAGTAGAATCACTACCAGTTACTGTGTATGAAGTAATTGATTTTCCACCAGTTGCTGGAGCTGAGAAAGCAATAGAGTTTTGGTTAACTCCAGCAGTTGGTGTTGGTGCTGACATTGTTGCTGGTACTGTTGTTACAGTAACTGAAGAAGATGTTGT